ATATTGACTTCGCTGCTAACCTATTCTGTGGAGCTCAAGCTCTTGCTATGGCAGATATCGGTTTGCCTGAAATAGTTGAAGACACTTTCGACTATGGAAACCAAAACGGTATTTCTATCGGTAAGATTATGGGTCTTAAAAAACCAGTCTACAACTCTGACATTTCTGGTCAGAATGAAGACTTTGGTGTAATCAGAGTAGATTGCGCATTTTAATTAAGATTGGGGTGGTCTTCGGACCACCTCTTTCTACTAAACAGGAGTTTTAAATGAAAGAAAGAAAAACTATGAAAGTTATCTCAGAAATAGATTTGTATGTATCACTGAAAACTGGTGATGCTGTTCGTTTATACGCAGGAGAAGCAAGAGAATTTCCAGAGTATATTGGATACGCTTGTTTACAAGCTGGGGCTAAAGAAGTAAGAGAAGAGCCCAAAACAATAGAAGACGTTATAGAAGAAACTACAGAAAAACCAAAAGCAAAACCTAAAACAACTAAGAAAAAGTAGATGGCTGGCACGTTACAAGCACAACATATTTTATCCAGGGTACGTAATATACTTCAGGATAATACTGGTGTGCGTTGGACCGACGGCGAGATGTTTGATTATTTAAGTGATGCGCAAAGAGAAATTGCAAATTTACGACCAGATGCTACTGCTACGCATGCAAATGTACAGTTAGCAACTGGCACTGAACAAACAATACCTACAGATGGTTTAAGATTAATAAAAGTAGTAAGAAATATGTCTGGAACTGCTACAGATGCAACAGGAGCTAGAGCAATTAGGTATGTAGACATTGAAACACTAAATATTAGTGATCCAAATTGGCATGATCCTACAGTAGCCGGTGATGCTGCACATGGCACTCAAGTAGAACACTATATGTTTGAACTTAGAGATCCACGTAAATACTATGTATACCCCGGAGTTGCCGGTAACGCTTATGTAGAAATAGTGTATTCTAAAAACCCTACTAGTATTGGAGCTAACACTGATTTAATACAAGTAGATGATATTTTTGCAAACGCACTTATAAATTTTGTTCTTTACAGAGCATATTTAAAAGACTCTGAGTTTGCAGGTAATCAGCAACGCGCTGGAACTCACTTCCAATTATTTACACAGAGTATTGCTGCTGGGTTACAATCAACTGATGTTAATCTTCCACAACAAGAGGCAGTAAGTGGCTAGTTTTGATTCTTTAGTAAAAGAGATATTACCTTATGTACCTGGTTGTCCAGATAGCCTTATAAAAACACATTTAAGGGCTGCTACCATAGAGCTTTGTGAGAAAAGTAAAGCTTTTACTCATGATCTAGACCCGATAACTACAATATCAGGAGTTTATGAGTATGAGTTTGACCAACCATCTGGAACTGATGTACATCAAATATTATGGGCCACTTATGATGGCAATGATTTAGACCCTATAAGTCCAAGAAGTTTAGAGTTAAATTATCCCGATTGGAGGAACAAATCAGGTATACCAACTGTGTATTTACAAAAAACTCCGGACACTTTTTGGTTAGTACCAGTGCCTAATGCAAAAAATGTAAATGGTTTACTATTAAGTGTAGCCTTAAAACCAAGCAGAACTAGTAATAATATAGATACTAATTTTAGTAACGATTATAGAGACGGTATTATTTATGGCACCATATTTAGATTACTTAGAATCCCACAGAAAGCATGGACTGATTCCATAGCTGCTTCTGACTACTTTAATCTGTTTCAAGCTGAAATATCTGATGCAGAGTTACGTGGTAGAGGCGGTAATATTGGTGTAAAAAGAACAGTTAAATATAAAAGCGCAGGTTTATCCCCAAGGAAGAGGTATGGACGATATGGCAAAGAGTTGGACTATTAATGGTAAGGTTTTCGAGTACATTCCATTAGAGGATGTCAAAGTTGCTTACAATACAATAGAACCGGATCTTAGAAAAGTAGCCGAAAAGTCGTATGCCGATTGGATACCCGCCGATGTATACGCAGCATTGCGAAAAGGCAGTTCTGAGTTATACATGGTATATGAGGATAAATATTATGCGGGTTTTGTTATAGTATCAATTTTAGATGATGCTGGAGGAGAGAAAACACTACATATTTGGGTTGCTTACAGTAGACCCAAATATAATATAATAGGTGCAGGTGTAGAGTTTTTAGAGAGTCTAATACAAAACACTAGCATAACAGGAATGGAGTTTCATTCCGACCGTTCTGGATGGAGTAGAGCGGCTAAAAAGCACGGATTTAAAGCAGTAACAACAGTATATAGAAAGGACGTGTAATGGGTAGTAAACCAAAACCTCAAGATTATAAACCGAGTGAGACTGAAAAAACTCAAGCGGCTATAGCTGCAGAAGAACAAAGGTATTTTGAACAGACTTATCAGCCTTTGTTTATAAAACAAATGCAGAGAGCTGCTGAAAGAAAACTTGCTCCTACTTTTCGTGGTAGAGCGCAAGCTGACACTATGCAGGCTCTTACTGGTTCAGGACCACAGCTTGGTGTAGTAAGTGGAGTATCAGATGCTGCAGACAGAGCTATGGGAGCGGTAAGTAATATTGCTGCTAGTACTACACAAGCGGCAAAAGCTTCTCAAAGCGATCAGATGAATTCTTTATCACAAAGTTTAGGTCTTGGTTCTGCTGCTTCAAGTGGTTTAGCTAGTGCAAGTAGACAAGCTGCTTCTAGAGGGTTAGCTCAAGCTCAAGCCAAACAACAAGTAAGAATGGCAAAAAATGATGCTCTGTTCTCAGCAGCAAAAGCAGGTTTGAGTATGGGTATGAGTAATATAGCGTCTGGAGGTAGTTTCTTTAAGGGTAAACAAATAGGGGTGGATAATAAAACCAATAAATTAATGGAATACGATACTAACTTTTTTGGTAAGAGGATAACTTAATAATTATGTTTTTTGGTTCTTTTAATCTTGGTAGCGCTCTTGCGGGTTTAGGAGGTTTAAATCTTGGCTCTATGCCTAATTATGGGGGAGGTTTTACTATGCCTACTACTCCAGCACCCACTGCAAATAATAGAACTAGCACTGATATAGGTACTTTTAATTATAGGCCCGGAACTTATAGTGCTGATAACTTACCTACAGTATCTGACCCAGATAAAACCTTTGCAGATGTTACAAAAAGACAAAAAGAATTTGTTATTGGGTCTGTAAGACCTTTTGAAAAACAACTTTTAGATAGATTAGATAGTACAGAACTAATAGATCAGATCCCTCAAGATGTAGAACAACAACAGGAGATTGCAGCAGGGGTTGCTAGAAGAGATAGAGAAAGGTTCGGGTTTGAGAGGTCTCAAGCTTTAGCTAATGAACAAGCGAGGGCAGTACAAAGAGGTGGTGCTTTAAATTTAGCTGGTGGTTTAAATAATGCAAGACTTGAACAGGACGCAATAAATCGTCAACAACTAAACCAGTTAGTAGATTTTGCAGGTGGCATAAACAGAGCTAATCTAAGTAGCTTAGGTGAGGCCGCTAATTTAAAAACTCAGAGAGATAATGCATATACGTCAGCAAGAGCGCAAGCTAAAGCACAGCGTTATGGATTTATTGGCTCGTTATTCGGGATGATTTAAAATGACTTTACAAGAGGCTTTAAGACAAAAAAATACAAATAGTATTCGTAACGCTTTGTTAGTTTCTGAAAATAATAGAGCGATAGACACAGCTGTGGGGTTGGAATTTGCAAACAGAACACAAGCAGTTCAGACAGGATTACTAAATAGTGCAGCTAATCTTTTAAGAGATGAGGCTAATAACCCATTATCTGATGAAAATAGGGAGATTTTACGTACTTACACAGAAAACCCAAGTGACGGAAAAGCTTTTTTTGGCGCTTTAAGAATTATTGAGGGTAAAGATGGAGCAATTAGAGCTTTAAATGATATGGGATATACTGCAGGAGCTACAGGTAATAATGCTTTAGCTTTAGGAGATTTTAATATTGAATCTGGTGTGATTGCTCCTACATTTATTTCTAGAGATTATGACAGGGAACAAGTAGTAAGTGCCCCATTTACTGCTGGAGGTAAAAAATTTTCAGATGGTGCAGAGCCTTTGGTAGTCCCAATTGAAAGTTTTGAAAATTCTTTGACCCAATATATTAGAAATATTAATAGCTATGTTGATCGAAACCCTCTTGGCACAAATCCAGGGCAAAGCCTTGCAAGTGGGTACAGGCCAGTTCGTGCTGGAGGAATACTTCAACCATCTGATTTAGTACAAAAGATACTTTCTGGGGAAAAAACAGATTTAACAGAGCAAGAATTAAAAGAAGCACAAAACGACCCATATGTACAAAAACTTATAGCGGATACGGAAACACCAGTTGATGAAGCTGGTAAACTTAATAGTTTTACTCCTGACAGTAACGTAAGTGCTCAGAACCGTAAAAATATAGAGCAGTCTAATCTTATACAACCTGACTCTACTACAGTAGACACAGGTGATTTAGAGGGTACAGCTTTATATAAAGCGTTTAAATTTGACCCGAGTGGTAGGACTGGGGCTTCTTTGCCTGCGGATTCTATGTATATACCTGGAGTTATTCCATACGGCATATCAGCTGAAAAATTTGCGACATTGTCTGCAACTGAACAAAAAGACTTAATACAACAACAAAAAGTATTTAGTTTGAGGACTATAGGAGACAATGTTAGAGATAAGTTAAGAGAAATTGGTATAGATAACTTAGATGATGAAACTAAAGCTTTTTATGAAAAATTTGGTGGGTTACGAAAACTACAAACTCAAAGAAGTCAACTTGTTGTAGAAAGTCCTACAACAAAACCTGGAGGTTTTAAACAGGATAGACCTCTAGGTAATGCACTATTAAATTCAGATGTTTATAGACAAGAATTTGAAAATGATCCAGTAGCATTTGCTAAAAAGTATGCAAATGATCCTGAATTTCTTAAAAATTCTCCTAGTAAAAAAGAACAAACTACTACCAGAATTAAAGCAAATAAAGGTTTTGCAAATGAAACAGAGTTAGTAGATTTTTTAAGAGCAAATACTGATGGCAACACCGGTATTATGGATGTTGGCTATCTCAGTGATAAAGCTAAATATAATATTGCTTATGCTGCACAAGTAGCAGCCAAAAAAGATGGTATTTTAAGTAGCACCGCTTTTTCTGATAGTTTGTTAAATTTAATTGACTATGGAATTTTTACAACAGGGGCTTCTGCTGGTATGGATAGCGATTATCGAGAGATGAGAGACAACGTCACAAGCAAAAAGTTTTATACAGACTTGTCCGATACTGTTAACACTATATTCGCAAGTAGTTTTAGTGCGGATGATGTTGAAGAGCAACTTGAAGACGCCGACAACTATAAAAAATTAGAATTTGATTTATATCAATTTGCAGAAATCGCAACCTCTGAAGAATTTGATGTTATCGCTCCCCTAATGGCAAACACTATGACTTTAAATGCAGTTTCAGCTAGTAGTTCTGGATGGGCCGGACTGTGGAGAGATATTTTTGGACCAACCGCAGGAAGTTATGATCCAGATAATACTAGAGCGGACTTTACTGTTTTTTATAGAGCCCCAAACGGTGAATCTAGACCGGTTGAAACTTTAGCGGAGATAAGATTATTAAAGAAGGGTGCACTTAAATTAGATAAAGTACATTTACTTCAAGATGGAA